TGTGCTACCTAATGATAATGTCGGTGCCAATGATAATGTCAATGACAATAATAACCAAAATATCAACCAAAATAATAATAATAATAATAGGCGTGTACAACTTAACTTTAACTCACAATTTAAATTAATGATGGCTAAAAATAGCCATGCTAAATATATAAATAATAAATTTGTAAATAATGTTCTCGGTGATATTAAATATTATTCTTTGCAAACCGAAGAACAATTTGAAAAAGCTGTAAAATATGGTAAATTAAATAAAACTTTTGTACCCTCTCCTTATGTATTAAATAGCAAGGATGATAAAGGAGCATTAATTGAAACCATATGTAAGACTCTTATATATAAAAATATTAATAAAAGAGTCTTCTACCGAAATGATGAAGAGGCCTATTATTCAAATTCAAGGCGTGTTGTTGAAATAGGAAAACCAATGGTGGCATTTGATAATTTAATGACCACTTATGTAGATACTGGAATAAATTCAGAACTGACCACAAATGCCATTAACTGCTTAAATTATGAAAATAACAAAAATTATGGATTTAACACTGTAAATTTCACTGAAAAAGACCAGATCACTAATCTACCTAATGAGGAACCTTATGTAAATGACAGAGATTTGGACTTGGTCCTCATTAATTATGGCGAAGAATTTCAAACTTTTACTAAAGAAGAAATATATCGACATGCCATGAATGTTTCTCCTGGGGTGTATGCTTGCGGTATTTATCACTACGTTAAAAAGGCAGGAGATGTAAATATAGCTGGCCAAACCATAGGTCACTTCACTTCTATCCTAGACACCGAAGAAGATTATGTTATGTATAATTCAGAAGATGGTGTCAGAAAATATAAATATATAGATAATGACATGCTCTTAACATCTGCTTATTTTATAACGGGAGAGGATGATTATATATTAAAAGTAATACCTATAAGTAAAATACCAACAACTAATGGATATTTAATAGCTTTTAAAATTGTAAAATATGAGGAAATAGATAAACTAATGTTTGCTGACATAGATAACCAGCATTACCAAGCTATTATAAATTTATTTAACAAAATTAACAACGAATTAAGTCATGAGGAAACAATGGCCATATATAAAGAAATTTTCGAGGTATATGCAGAAGCTAAGGATGATATCAAAAAGAAGTTAAAAGAAATTACTCAAGAACAAGAGAAGGAAAATCCAATTATAGAAGTGCCAGAAACAAAAATTAAAATAACTAAAGAACAAAATGGCACTATTGTTTTATCAAAAGACTGTAGTGGAAGAATTTTTAATTATTTAGACAAATTAACATTTTCCAATATAATACCAGATACCACTGCAATATCTAAGAAAATTATTAATAAAGTAACTATGATGCTCCTTAATGCACCACAAATTGACCAAACTATCATTAAAGGAGCAATCAACTTTGTGCTTCGTGAACACCCTGAATTATCAATAGCTGAAGAAATCATCCCAGCCGTTGCATATATAATCCAAGACACTAGGTTAATCGAGAGCCAAATTACATTTTTCATTTCCTCAACTGAATTAAAACAAATTAATGCTCTCAAAACATGTAAATATCAAATAACTCCTCAAAACTTAAAACAAGCTTGGCAAGCTGGAGCAATATTTAAATATTTATTAAATAAATGTAGGGACTGGTTCTTTATAAATAATACCACTTCAGTAGAACCAGATATAAATAGAGATTACAAAGCCCTCACCCAGGATTTTACCAGGGGGCAAACAAAACACTAAAGAAATTAAGGAAACTATATCGTGGTGTTTGCTATACTAAAGAAATGCAAAAACAAGCATCACCAGCAAGATTTTCAGGATATCATGAGAATTTAGATTCATGCTCCATACCAGAAGAATACATACCTGAAGAACTAAAACAACCAATAGAGGAATTCAATAGGTTAAACAAAATAATTGGAAAATATCCAAAATTATTAATTCATCTAAATGATAAAGAAATCAGCAAATTATCATCCAGTCTATACTCATTGAACAAGAAACAATTTAGACAACTTAATAAATTATGGAACGCACCTCTTGACTTGTTTGATGATATAGATTGTGAGAATATAAAATGCTCATGTGACCTGCTGGGACACTTTGATTATGAACAAGTTTATGGACCACATGAAAATTTTGAAAATGAAACAGTCATATTATATAGAACGTGTAAGCGTACAATATTTGCTGCAGCTAAGAGACAAATCAAGTCAGCACCCACACCTAATAGAATAGTAGCCCAACAATTTGTTGAATTCGCAAAAAGAAAAATTGAACAATTCTTAGGGCCATATTTAGATAATTTTGGATATTCTTTCAATCAATGGTATAACCACCTGAATCACTCAAAACAGTTAAGGATGGACAAAATAATGGAGAAATATAAAGAATACCCATCCTTTGAAGTGGCTATACATGACAAAGAATTTCAGAAACTATTTCACTATGAAGGAATATGTAAGAAAGAACTTCAGGGTCCAGATGGAAAACCAAGGATGGTATGCTCAATCCCAGATTTAGTAAAATATGTAATGGGGCCAGTATGTTGGAAACTAGAAGAAATATTTACCGATAACCTACCCTGTTACTGCGGGGGAATGAATCTAACGGAAATGCAGGATAAAATCAATCATTACATAGATGATGGATTCAGTGTAGTAGCTGAGGGTGATGGATCAGCATTTGACAACACACAAGATGTGACATTGAAAGAAATAGACCGTTACATCTACCGTAGAATAGCTGATCATGTTTACCATGTACCTAAAGAATTATTTTTGTATGTGAGCCAACAATATTATAAAATAATGGACATAATACATGTCGATCCTATATCAAAAACAAGAACAACATTGATGACATATGCTGTGTTGGGGACTGTATTTAGTGGTGATTGTGACACTACATTGATGAACACAGCCAGAATGGGACTATACAATTGGTTCACAAATTACGAAGCTGGATTCAGATTCTACAAAGACTATATTTGCTTTTCAAAAGGTGATGACTTTACAGTGATGTATAGCAATACCGTTGGTAAAAATGAAATAGAAAAAGCATATCGAAAATATTGGTTACCAAAGCAAAAATTAAAAGATGGTGAAAAAGAATATGATAATCGTACATATGGGCTTGGACAAATATTAAAATTCATAGAAGTTGGAGAACCATGCGATATTAAATTCTGTTCCCTAAGAGCATGGTACCTAAGTCCAGAGTCTAATCACATTTACTTGACACGTAATCCTCAAAAGTTTTTTGATTTATCACAATACTCAAGAAAATTGAGGATTAAAAATAATAGAGATGCAATACAATACTTGATAGATCAAGCGGTAGCTTTGGAAGCCAATTATAAGGGACTCACTCTATTTGACTGTCTAGCAACTATATATAGGAGGGAGGCAATGACTAGGGCTGATGCATGTAAAATAAATATAAATAAGTATAGGGTTAAGTATGAAGTTAGGCGCACATTGTCACTGGAATGTATAGACCCTAATGACATTGAGTGCTTATACTTCAACAAAAGTCCTAGACGATGCTATTACCAAATAAAGAATGGTGAATCATATTGGGACACAATGCAAAGAATTGAAAGACAACAAGTGCAACAATTAACTGAACAACAGTTAGATTATGTAAATAACCAAATAGAGGTTGAGTTCAACACAAACGAATTTAAAACTACATATGACCCGTTTTGTTTGCCCTAAAGGGTCCTAGCACATGCGTGCTACTAGAAGTAAAAATATTAGTGCCAATAATAATAACCAAAATAATGTAACTAATAATGCAAATAAAAATGATGTAAATAACCAAAATAAAGGTAATAATAAAAGTACTTTAAATAATGTAAACAATAAAATAAATAATGTTCAACGTCAACTTAATCAGTTGACTAAACAAATGTCATATAGAATACTAAATAGAAACCCATTCTCACAGTCTAATTGGTATCACACAAGAAACCCCGGATTATTTCAACAAATAAATGCATACCATGATAATGCACTAGCTGAGTATGTATATGGGTTATTTCATCCTGATGCTGTATATAGAGAGAACCTCAATATCAAAGCTCCATCAATACTACCAATACCAACAACCAATTTTGCCTTCAAAGAAACATTTACAATATCGCCTAATTCATACGGTAATTTTGTGCTTGTTTGGTCACCCAATTATTTAGGATCAATGGACAGAATACCTGTAGTCATGAAGCATGCCCAACTCAATGGGAAGAACACACATGGCTACTTCTCCAATTTATATTATGATATAAGTAATGAAGTAGACGGCAATTCAGCAGCAACCCATTTCAAAGCGCAGACTTTCAAACACATTAATCAACAATTTAACAAATATCGATTAACTTCTGCATGTTTGAAAGTAAAATATACAGGAAAGGTTCTCAATCAATCAGGGATGATGTCAGCCTGTGCATCATTCATGGAATTTCCAAGGACTGCAATTTGCGCACCAGATGATACACCAATGACAGCAGCATATGAAGTGCCCGATTTATATCCACAATTACAAAGAGTAGGAGACTTTGATACCATAAGACAAGGACAATGGGCCAAAACTGTATCAATAGTAGACGAACCCAGTGGTATAACATGTGTATATATACCAACTGACACATTGAGTCAGGCTTTTGTAGATAATGCAGATACAATAACATCCAAAGATATTACTGATTTTTACCCAACTGCACCAGTAGGTTGTATCGGGACACAGTGGTATTCAAGGAGTGCTAACATAAGTTTTGATGTATGTGGATACGGTATAGTAGGTGATGCAACAGAAACACCGTGTATAACTATAGAAACTTATTATAATTATGAAATTATTGTAAATGAGGACCAACTACCATATTTCAGACCAACAGTGCCTAAGATTGAAACTAAACAAGCAGAAGATGTGCAAAGAATAACACAGAAAGTGGCAAGTACTGTTGGAACTATAACAACTACTAAATCACATGAAGACATGAGTGTAATGGGACGAATTAAACAAGCCTTAAGTGTGGGTCGACGTGTATATAACGCCATCGAACCATACATGGCATTAGCCAAGTTGGGACTCAAACTTGTGTAAATAATTCATTTTTAGGTTGACTAGGATGCCGCTGGCCAATCACATTGCTAAAACGGCTAACTCAATAACACATTAACCTTAGCTGGATTCTCTCCATCATAACAGTCCGTGTCATCCCGGAGGTGTGTAAACCATTGGCTTAATCGTATGGTGAGCATGCGCGTAGTCAGTGGGCTGAAGCACTTATGGGGCAGCCAAAGATTAGGGTAAGATAACTCCATGCGGGTGCTGAATAAGCATACAGCCCAATTGGGGCCAAGGGACCCGAAGTCTGCGGTTATATTGACCAACCGGATGCACCTACCACAACAGGATGACAGGTGAAACCTGGGGGACAACTCACTTGGCACCAGTGAGCCTCAGAGACATCTGCACATCGTGGCAAGGAGATGGCTAGATGAAGGTTGCTGTCTCTGAACCTAGGGAGCGAGGGTTTGAGAGACCCGCCTTAGGGCAGGAGACTATCCCACACCAAGTAGAAGACGTTTGTGGGCCTAACCCAACAGAATTAGACAAGTTAATGAAGGAAAATTAAATGATTGATATTTTGGTTACTAACAAAACCCTAAAGACCTTGGGTAATCCTCC